AAACAAAATAAAGAACGTAAATTAAAGAATAAAAATTATATATATGTTATTGGATATGTATTTTGTATTGGTGTTATAGTAACATATTTGATATTATAAAAAATTGAAAAAATATTTGTCTATCAGTTCCTTTATATTTAGTAAACCGTGTGTTGACTAAGAACATCAATACATTTCACGCATTAATTGCTATGTCGAGCCAAACTGATGAATACATTGCTTCGGGTCCTTTGGACACTGCGTTTTGTGAGTACGAGAGTGACATTGACAATGAGAGTGTCCCTGACATTACTCCTGAAGAGGAGAATTGGTTAGAGGAACAGATCGCAGAGATGGAGCAAATGTCACAGAAGGGTCTGTCGGTCTACGCACGGGAGTTTGTTCCTGGTAGTTCGAGTTAAACGGAATGGTGTGTCAGAAGTATGATTAACTAGCTGTAGTAATTACTTTAGAGACATAGATAACGTTCTTTTATAACTTATTATTATATAAAATTGAAAATATAACATAATATTTATTTAATAAATAAGATAAAATGACAATTATTAAAAACAAGCCATCTGATGAATATTTATTGACTGTTCAAAAGTCAATAATATGTAATCAATATAACAAATCTTATGAAAATATTAAATGTCGTGATCAAAATGGTAGATTACATATATGGCAAAGGTTATATAATGAAGAATATAATATACCTACAGTAATACCTGAGAATGGTATACCACTACCATATTTAATCACTGGATTTCAACAAGGTATATTACCTATAACAATTTGGAAATATATTGAAAATATTGTAAATAAGCCCTGTACTTGTTGTAAATATAACTTAATTTAGAAAATTGAAATTATCATATTATACAAGTATATATAATACGATAAAAATTAAAATGGATACAGCTATTGAAGAATTGGATACAAATATGAATGAATTGAATAAAACTATTGATGATATAGATATAAGTATGGATAAAATAGATAAAACTATTGAAGAATTAAATATAGATTTGAAAGAAATCGATTCAAGGAGTCAAGAATTAAATAAATCTATTGAAGAATTAGAAACAATGAATCAAGAAATCAATAAAACATTATATACCACTGGTGACTATATTCTATATTATAAATTATATAATAAAAATAAATTAATTAAAACAAATGGAATTATTTATAAAAGTATTAGAGATAATTTATTTGTTGTTATTAATTCAGATACAAATTTATATGAAAAAATTAAAATTAATGATATAATCGGTAAATTAGATGATATTGACATGACCTACGAATATGCAACTGAAATTATCGATTATACTGCTGATAATATTGATATTATATTTTTATCTATATTTTTTATTTCTGAATTACTTTTAATTTTCGTAATGTACTTATATTTTCAAGATATATCATTAATGTCATTTATTCCTACTTCTATTAATACAATTATTCAAAATACTACTGAAAAAATAACAGATTATATAAATGTATATTTTTATGAATCTAATATGATTAGTGTAGAAAATTAATTTATGTTTTTAACCATGAAAAACAATTACATTTATTTTTTTTATATTCAATATATTCTTTAATTTCTCTTTTGAAATCTCGATCAATATCAATATATCTTGTACGATATTCTATTATACTATCAAATGCTTCATTTTGTTTTGTATAATTATTATCTAATTCTGGAGAATATAATTTATTTTCATCTTGTAACTTTTGTTGTAATAATTTACTATCATTTATAAGAACTTTTAATTTATTCATTAAACGTATTTCGTTAATTTGGATTCGTTTTACTTCAGCAAAAACATTAGTTGTGTATAATACAGGAAATTTATAACGTATATATTCAGGTAATATAAATTGATTTTTATCTTTAATATCTTTTACTTGTGTTGCTATTTTTTCAACAAGTTGAGGAGGTGATATACTTTTATCCATAAATAAAAGACGACCTGAACTAAATTCACATAATGATTGTAATTTTTCAAATGAATATGCTGTTGTTTTGTGTGCTTCTGCTTTTGCGTCTAATTTTAAATATGTTACTAATGTTAATATAAATGAATTAATTGCTGTTAAAGAAGATACTACTATTGAACCATATGAATAATCTCTTAATATAAGACTTAATATAGAGCAAATTGCAGTGATAAAAATTGCAGGTAACATTAACGAATATAGGTACTGCTCACAATAAACTTTTGCTTCTATATATAATAATTTTTGTCCTTTCAAATATACACTTATTATATCAATAGTAGTTGATTGAATACATTCTTGAAAATTATATGTTTCAGTTAATTTATCATTTAATTGTTTATATGTTATTGGCTGATATTTATCTGATTCTTTTGTATTTAATTGGGGTGATGTCGGTGCTGATTTAGATGATATTGGTAATCTATGTAGTAATTCATAGGAAGGTTCTGGTAGTATATTATTTGAATCAGGTAATTCTGTAGGTGTATTTCTTCGACTTCTATAATCTATAGGAGTGCATTCTGCACTTCTTACTGAAGTACCTTTTGGATTTCCTGAATTATTTATCATAGACACAGCTGGAGATTTATTTTTATTTGATTGTATACGTACAATTTGTTCTATTATTGGTGGTGGTAATTTATATTGGTTTATAACTTCTATATCGTTAAATAATAGTTTAGAAGAATATAAATTATGATCCATTGTATATTTAGGTAATGATTTTAATTCATCAAATTGATATACTTGTTCATCAGGAAACATTTCATTAAATTTAACTTCATGGATTTTTATAAATTCATCTATATTTAGTCTACATAATTCATCTTTTGTTATAAGAAAATAAATAATATCACGTTTAAATTCATTTATTTTTTGATATTGACTAATAGAATTATTTTTAAATACACAATAAATATATTTTATAATATGTGTACAAGAATAATAATATCTTTCAGAATCAGGAATATAATCAGGTTGTATTGAATTTATTAATTCAGATTGTGTTATTAAATCATTATATGTGATATATTTTTTACTATCTAATTTATTTTTTTCATCTTTTGATAATTTTCGAAATAATTTACAATTTTTTGGTAATTTTGATTTTATTTGTATTTCATTTGCAATAACAAATATTCTTTCTTTTTTTATAGTGTCTGAAAAATGTATAATATTATTAATATCTTTATCAAATGTACGATGAACATATGTACGTTCTATATGAAATATATCTTGTAATTTATATGTACTCGGTGATAAATCATTAACAGGTATTGAAATATCGTTATTTGAATACATACTATTATATATTAATTTTAAAATTGAAAAATAATATACATATTAAACTATAATTAAATATTATTCAATACATAATGGCTTTTCAAGATATTATTAAAACATTAGATACAATAAAACCAGAATGTATCTATTTGGCAACTGGATGTGCATTACCATATACTGATGAAATTGATCGAGAACATCATCAACAATATCCTAAATTTTTAGATTATTTTTCAGATAAAAAGTTACTTATATTTTTTGATCCATATATAGAATTTCCTCTTAAACTTCAAGAATATGTTAATTTCGATGATAATAATATTGAATTTAACGATAAATACATAAAATTTTCAAATAATGAAATGACTGTATATTCCGTATTAATGGAATTTTATCTTAATAATAATAATCATGTATTATTTTTACAACAACTTTTGGAATATGTAAAAAATAATAAAAAGTATTTAATTATTGAAACATTCACTGGTATAGACAATCGATTATATTTTTACAATATCGTTTTGGAAATGCCAGATTCACAAGAAATATTAAAGTATGCAAAATGTGATATTATGGATGCAGATCATGGATGTTTTGTAAATTTTGAAGGATTAGTTATTCCGACAGATGATAATAATCATTTTATTCATCCATTTTTGATGCAATTAAATCAAATTAAAATGAGATATCCAGACAAGTATAAAAAAACTCTAAATTATAAATATAATAATTTATATGATATTTATAAATATTATAAATCATTGAAAAATAATACAAATGACAATTTTAATATTAATAGAATTCAATTACTATTAACAATATATCTTCGTAAATATGTAGAACATGTAGATATTTATATAATTGAAACTGCATTGTTAATGTTTGCTCATGAATTATTGATTGTAACTAACAACAATCTAAATCAAATTGAACAATTTAATATTGATCTACATGAAGATACTCATAATTTTATGAAAAATATATATTTAATTCATAAAACTATTGATAATTAATTTATAATATAAAAATAATAAAATATTATTATAATTATATTAAATGAGAATTTATGCAGATGGTGTATTTGATTTATTTCATTTTGGTCATGGTCGTGTTTTTGAACAAATAAAAACATTTTATCCTAATTGTTATTTAATTATTGGATTACACAGTGATGAAGTAGTTCATGATAAAAAAGGTCCAACTGTTATGACATATGAAGAAAGAGTTAAATCAGTTAGTTATAATAAATATGTTGATGAAATATATCATAATGCTCCATGGGTTATAACTGAAGATTTTATAAATACAAATAACATTGATTATGTAGCTCATGATGATACGCCCTATATTAGTAAAGATGATAATGGTAATGTATTAGAAGATATATATAGTGTACCTAAAAAATTACAAAAATTTATACCTATTACATATACATCTGGTATATCAACAACAGATTTAATTTTAAGAATTATAAAAAATTATGATTTATATAAAATGAGAAATGAGAAAAGAGGTGTTATTTAATTATTATATATGTCTAATATATATAATAAGTATGCCAGCTCCAACAAAATATCATTCAATAGATTCGCTTATTACTTATAAATATTTAGATTATATTACAAATGAAAAGATGAATCCTAATGCTATTACATTATTTAATATTATACCATCTTTAATATCATTATATTATGTATATCATAAAGATTATTTATTATTTTTTATATTTTTAATTATTCGAACAGTATTAGATTGTTTAGATGGATTAGTAGCTAGAAAATATAATAAAACTTCAAAATTAGGTGCATTTTTAGATATTTTTACAGATTTGTGTTTTAATTCAGCCTTATTATATATTGTATTAAATAATTATAGTAATGACGTTAAATTATATTCAATCTGTTTATTTTTAATTATATCTTTGTATTGGTATTATTATCCAAATGATTTAACAAATATTATTCCAGATAATTCATTGCTATCAAGTCCATTAATATATGCTATTATCATATATATTAATAATCATCAAAAATTGAATTAGTAACATTTTAACAACAATGTTCTATACAATTGCTCACATAGCTTAGTAGTAGAGCGTCGGTCTTATGAGCCGAAGGTCCTGGGTGCAATCCCCAGTGTGAGCATTACTTTATTTATTATAAAAATTATGTATATATATTTTTGTTTTTTCTAATATAGTATATAAATTACATTCTATATTTGTATTATTTGATATAACTGTCATAAGAATACCTCTATGTATTGGATTATCATATTGAAAATTATAATTTTCTAAAATAGTATTTTGTAATATTGTATTAATTTCATTTATATCATTTTCATCTATAGTTATATTATTTATTAATTTGTTAATTATATTATTGTGTACTTTTCTAGTATATTTACTACATTTATTTTCATAATCCATAATATTATTATATATTTTATTATTAGATACGAACTGTAAAACCCCAACAAAGTATTTGATTTTTATTTTGATCAACCCATGTTGTAGTAAGAACAAGTGTTCCATGTGTACTTGCATCACCAATTTGCGATGACCCTTCAAAATGTACATCACCTGCATTTATAGGACACGGTGTTGTAGTATATTCTAAATCAGGACAAAGTGGTTGTGTTGTTGGAGTTAATGGAAATCCATTAAATGATGCAGTATAAGTTGCTGTCCCATCTGTTACAGATGAATCAAGAGTATAATCAATTATAATATTAACAAATTCGCCAGCTACTGGTGCTGATGGATTCATTGTTATACTTTTAATATGACCTGTATCTAATGGAGTAGAACAATCTTTCATTGTATTATAGATTGCATTAGATGTAAATAATTGTAAAAATGTAAATAGAGCAAATTGTCTAAACATTTATATAACATAGAAATACATAAAAATTGAAAAACAAATTATATATTATTATATAGCAAATATAATAATATAATGTCCGAATATGCCATTTTACATACAATTCCCAAAGTAAATGAACCATTAATTGTTTTGTCATTTCTTGAAAAATATTATGGTGATATATGTACTGATATTGATGAACAAATTCAAATGTTCTTGGATATGTTATATAAATATTATGATGGTGAAATTGATATTGAAACAGCAATTAATGTAGTGGATATTAATAATCGTACTATTGTATGTAAATCAATTATGAATACATTGAAGAATTTGCATAAAATTAAGTAATTATTTTATTTTTGAATACTTAATTTATAAAGTTTTTTGAAAATTGAAATAATAAATATATATATTCTTATATAATTATATATACAAAATGATATCTATTCTTGATTTTGGTCCATGGAAAGGACAAGAATTTCATATAGCAATTAATCTATTAAATAAAATTAAAAATAAAGAATGTACACCATTATTTGAACAAACATTTGATTGGAATACAATGAAAATAGCATATAATCATGAAACTGATCATGTATATTTATATGATGATTATGGTAATATAGGATTAGATAATAATAGTTTTGATAATTTAATTCATCTTATTGATAGTAATGGTCAATCTATTGATTAATAACAGTTAATTTATAATTATATTATATGATAAAAAATAATATATTTGATAAGCTTGATTTTTTAGTTTATTCATCACATAAGACATCAACACAAACAATGATTAAAAGTTTATTAAAATCTAAATATAAAACATTTCATATACATCATTTAGATAATTTAAAATTACGACAAAAAAATATAAATACGAGTAATGATAATTTTATACGAGAATTAGATATATATAATAAAAAATATAAAAAGAAATTAAAAATAATAAGTTTAATAAGAAATCCAATTGATCGATTAATGAGTTCATTTTTTCAATCACATTATAATGATGAAATTAGAATAATGAAAGTAAATGAAAATAATACAACAATAATGAAAAATTCGATAAATGAATTATGTAGTATGTTTTTAGACAAAGTAAAGAATAAAACACTACCAAATTATTATGAAAGTTTATATGAATTATCTGATATATTTCAAATAGATATTATTCAAAATTTAAAAATAAAAGATAATTATTATTATTATGAAAATGAATTAATACAATTATATGTATTAGACTTTCAAAAAATAAATGATTTAAATTA